TAATTAATTCCAAACGCATATTTTCTGAAAGTTTCGCCATCTTCAAATGTGGTATAACCGCCTCCTTTCTGCTCGAAGTTATAACGATAGCCGGTGGTTGCAAAGAAAGTACCTAACTGCTTTTCGCTTTCTAAATCAACTTTATAGACAATATGAAAGTAAACTCCCTCCCCTGATGTAGTTGGTACTCCAGTTGTATTGTATGCCCATTGTGGATTGTTTTTGTTTAGGTTTGAACTTGTTATGAACGCTCTAACTTCGTTGCTTATCTCTATTGCTATGTAGTTGTCATCAGGACTTATTTTTGGAATATTATTGAATACCAAACTCGGGGCAGTCGGAACATCAATTTGATTTCCACGCCAAAGGTAAACCTCAACGGTTACATTTTGAATTGCAACATCGGTTGCCTCGTTTTGAAAATTGAAATGTATCGGGGATTGTGCTAAAAAGATTTTAGCTTTTGAATCAATATTGGTAAGTATCGGTGTCATTGTGCAAAGTTCCGTGCATCTTCACACGGTTTTATTTCTTGGTTACTATTGGACTTTTCAACAAAGTTACTAAATCTTTAATCAAAACTTTTATTCCCTCTTCAGTATTCTCTCGAATTGAATTTCGCATCGGGGTATCTCGAATATTGCTTCTGTCGGATGGTGTTGCTTTTCCTTTCGGGGTGTTATATTTTCCGTAAAAGTTTTGTGAAACTGTCAACACATTATAAGGCTTTACCCTCCAGTTGCCACTATCTCGCAAGTGGTCTTTCTGTAATTTACTAACCTTTGAATTCCGACCTGCAACAACTGTAATTTTTCGCCCTAAATCATCAAGGTGTTTCTTTATCGTTGCTTCGATTTCCTTTTCCTGAATTGTCTTTCTCCTCGCCACGTGCTTTGATTGATGCTATTAATGCCTTAATATTTTTGCTTTGAATATTCTCACTTCCTATTTCCTTTCGGGTAATTTTTCGCCCAGTCTTTGTCTTGCCCTCTATTTGAGTTTCGTTTCCATCCTCATCAACAAAAACAACTGTCCAAACAATATCGCTTGGCATTATCTTTTTGGCATTATCGATTAACTTTGAATTTTCATTGTACGCACCATAAAATACTTGCCTAAATTCCACCGACTTATTACGACCTATCAATGCCCCTTTAATCGAACGCTTTAAAAAACCAGTATCTACTTTTGCTGTGTCTTTTGAAGCACTTACAACTTCACGAATGTACTGCCTTATTTCTCCATCGCTATATTGCATTTTGCTTTATTAAAAATGTAGCCTCAAATTTAATTCCGTCCAGACAATTACGCTCGTCTTTTTGAATTGGTTCAAATTCTGAAACTGAATCCTCGACTATATCAACGTTCAAATCGTTGTGGGTTTTCATTATCTCCATCAAAAAGTCATTGCCAATTGAATCGCAAATGTTAACATTATCAATATAGTTAGTATCTGTTAATAGTTTTGATGTAATAGGTATTTTTGTATCATCCCTTTGATTTGTAATTTCAAAGGAGTATCTAAACTCTCTGAAATTTTGTTGCGGTGCTGGGCTTGAAACCAATCTAATTGAAACCAAAGGATAGACATTCTCTTTCTCGACATCAATCACATCGTCATCTCTTAATGAAATGGTATTGACTAAATTACTTTTGTTGAAAGTATCTATTATAAAAGCCGTTACTGTACTAAATTGATTTGCCATATTATTTTACATTTTCTAAAATTCGTTGTCCTGAAAGATAGTTTGCCCAAAATAAAAATTCTTCTACTGTCCACCCCTCAACTGTTTTATAATTCACAATATTGCCTTTGCAAACCAAATCGGTTAATATTACCCAACTGCCAAACTCTTTGACAAAGTCCTTTCTTAATTCCAAACCAACCGTATCTGGTGCAACCTCTCCATAACTCGGAGGATTGAAAATATAAGGATAGTTTTCAAATAGTTTCTCTTTTTGGTCTGCGTAATCCTGAACTATTGATTTAAGATTGTGAACGTAAACCATTTGAAATGGTTTCACAAATATATTACAAAAACTTTTAAAATCTGCCGTTTCGATATAATTTTCACAATCCACAAACTCACTAAACTTCAATTTAGATATATCTTTTGTTTTGAACTTCTTATTCGACTGCTTCAAAAGTAGCTTATTAATCCAAAAGTTGCCCTTATAACTTTCGCCTTTGGCTAAAATTCTTTGATAGTGTGATAGTGTTATTCCTAAAATCATCGTCTTATATATTTTTTGTACCGCTCCAATAAAATAACAGTCAATAAGTACCGTAATGAATCCACGCAGTGCCCAAATTCTTGATAGCTTTGCCCAGTTACTTTGTCACGAATTACTTTTTTATTTACTTTACCATCCTCATCTTCGGTGCAATATTGATAATCGTTAATTGAATTACGGCACTTTGCATCAATGCCAAAAGTAATATTATCAATTCCACCAATTAGAATTTCATTTGTAAACTGTCGTGACATTATTACGCTCGGATTTGCTTGTGGAACTCTAAAAATTGGCTTTTGAACTGACAAATAATTGTTAATCAATTTAAAAAAGTTTTGCCCTTTCTGTAATTTCGTATCTCGTTTTCGGCTCGTTGCATCGCCATAAATGAATAAGCCTTGTCTGTTGCTTCCATACCTTTGTAAAAATTCATCGCACGTATCTTTAAGCGTGTTTCTAGGGTCTTCTAAACAAATTTCATCAATCTGAATTATTTGATTGTTGTAGTACTGAAAAACCAAACAAGTCAAATAAGGCAACACATTCTCATCAAATGAAATATGCAAAGGCTCGGCTGGGTTGTATGGCAATTTACCCACGTGCTTATCGGCTTTGAAGTTCTTTAAAAACTCGCCACCAGTTCGTAGTTTACCCCACTTGCCCAGTGCATAAATGTCGTAATAATTTGGGTCGTTAATTTTGTCACGCTCGAAGTCTGCAATAGCGTGTTTGTCGATAAACATCGGTCCCACTATCCAAATGTTATCAAGGTAGCAAGTTCTCAAAACAACTGTATCGCCTGTTTCATTAATTTGCTTTTGAGTGATACTGGATGGCAAGTCCGTGAAAGTTTCTTTGTCAAATATTTGCGTTTTGATGAACGACATCTCGGAAACTGGATTGAATATGCCAATTATTTGTTGCCCAACGATTCCCCTCAAACGCTTTTTAGCCTGTTTGAAGTCCGCATAGTCGAATTGGTTAAATTCTTCCATACAAATCTTTTTAAACCCAGATAGCCCTTTAATTTTCTCGCTGTCATCCAAACCTTTAAACACTACATAACTGCCAGTGATGGTGCATTGGATATAATGTTTTTGTATTTTAAAATAGTCGTTTAGTTGCCAATCTGAAATAATGCGTTTGAAGTCCTCAAATATTGAATTGTCAATATCGGTGCTGTACTTTCTGAAAATTAAACTATTGTTGTTTACTCCCTCCAACATAAAAACAATAGTACGCTGGACATAACTGAAAGTCTTTGAACTTGAAGACCCTCCGTAAACAAACAAAAACCTCACGGAATTGTCCGTGAAGCTTTTATCAATTTCGTAGTAAATCTCATTGAAGATGCCTTCTTCAAATTCAATCGTTTCCATTATTGACAATAAGTCTCGCCCATTTGGTATTTTGTCCAAACATCGTAGGGAACTTCTACTTTTACCCCTTTGATTTTGAAATAATACTCACCCTCGAAATAGACTTTAACATCTATTTTATTGCAGTTGCTGTCATCGGGAGTGCAAGAAAATAGTAATAAGAACATAGGTATTAATAATAATCTTTTCATAATTTAAAAATTCAATATTAATGTTAATCTATTAACTTTACCGTATGGGGTATCGTGAAGCTCATACTCCTCCAGTAGACATCCTGCGGTTTTTAACAAATCTTTTGCAATTTTAATTTTTTCAAACTTATTACTAAGTTCTTTTTCTTTTAGTTTTTGAATTTCGTTTAATAAAGCTTTCTTTTTCATAGTTTATATTTTTTTTT